CGCGTCGATGGCGGCGGGGCGATAGTTCAGTAGCCCGCGAACATGATGGAATGTGAACCATAGACTCACGAAGAACATGCCCCACAGTTCGCTCGTAAAGGTTGAGTAAATCCAGAAGGGCTGGCCGCAAAGCCCAAGGGCGAACCCGAGGCGTGGTCGCTTACCCGAAAATGCCCATATCGAACCACAAGAACAGATGATGATTGCGGCCTGCGCGATTTCTTTCACCTCCGCCTCGCTTTCTCGATAGCGGCATGAAGAGTGCGGCCATACCCGAGGTCGCTCCATCCAGGCATCGGGCATAACAGCCTGTATTTCTGCACGCGGAAACAGTTTCCTTCGTCCGTTTCGTCTACCTGAACGCGCACGTTCATCCCGCGTTCCAACAGCCACTCCTCGTCTTCCCGCCGCTGTTTCAGTTCGAGGTATACGGCGTTTAGAATAGCCGCATGTTTTTCGTCTACAATAAGGCCACCAAAGAAGTTGTTCGCCATCTCTACGAAATCTACAAACGATTCCCATTCCTTTTCCGTCATCCCTTCCTCCCATCAAGCCGCGAAAGGGCGGCGCGGAACCGGAGCACCCAATATCCGTCCTCCCGATGTATCCATTCACCGAACGATATGCTTTCCCCTTCGCTGTTCTCTACCTCGACAAACCGCCCACATTCACGGCCAGGAGCCGCATCGAATACGATGTCTATCTGCCCGACCTCCTCCTTCAGCGCGTCCCGCTCGGCGGCGAGGGAGGCGCAACGGGGGCAGTCGGTAGCATTCGGCTCAATCCACCGGACCTTGTGCCCGCATTGGTCGTGATATTCCTCGAAGGTTACGTGTTCAGGCGGCACTGGCATTTGACAGCCGGGGCACCACCATTCTCCCGTCTTGTCGGTCATCTCTTCCCCCTCCCTTATTTCCTTGCACCGCTTGCACCGATACACCGTACCGACCCACGCTCGGCTACCGTCCTTCATTAATCGCCACGGTGGAGCCGCCTCCCAATCGTGGTCCTCTGGATGCACGCAAACCATCACACCGATCCATTCGAGGAGGCGGGAACGGAGGGTCATTTCCCCTCCAGGTAGGCGATGACGGCGCGGGCAATCATATAGCCATTAACTCGCACATGATTCCGCAGTCATCGATAATCGGGCCTTCGTGCCTACCGGCATTCTGGTCCAATTCGTCGAGGTATCCGTTTTTTAGGATGGAGTATCCAAGCAGCCGCTCAAGCTGGTTCCTGGACTCAAATACATCAGGGAAGTCCACGCGAATCTTATTCCAATAACCTGCACCGCCCTTGGGGCATCCCACACAATTGTTGTTTGGGTAGCCCAATTCGTACATATACGGACGAGCGATTCCTGACGCCTTTAGTATTTCGTGTGCCAAAGACTTGCAAATTTTCTTGTCGTACAGCGGAAACAGATGAACATGGCCAGGCATGGAATTCTTGATTCTCTCTATACGTTGTGTTTCCTCGCAGTCCAGTCCCCACACGGCTCTTATCTTTTGGCATAGCCCCGCTTCGAACTTTTTTCGCACTTCACGTTTTAATATCCTTGTACATGATGCCCCGCTTGGTCCTTTGATGAAACTCGCATAGCGACACGCCTCATCTACGGTTTTAAAGCGGGATTGCAATATCTCAACTTCCTTGCCAAACCATGCCTCGCAGTCCTTTATAAATCGCATTGTATCGGGATGCTGATCGTTAATATGCGTGTAGACTATGCGATCAATGTCGTTTATCGCCAATTTGGTCGCCACGGCAGAAGATACGCCGCCAGAGAAATAACTGATGGTTATCATGCCCGCATCAGATTTCATTCCCCCTCCTCGGCGCAACGGCGGCGGAGTTCGGCAACGATGCGATCTCGCCAGCCCTTATCGTTGGCGGGGTTCTGAAGATGGTCGATGATCCACTCCATCGCCGCTTTCAGGCGCTTCGCCTTTTCGGCGTGGGAACAAGGAGCGGGGGAAGAAAGGGCGTCCTCAAGATCCTCGTAATGTAGGGCTGCGTCTGGAAGTTTTCCTTCCCCGCCGCATTTACCGCATTGGATAGCACGCCCAACGCTGATTATGGTCCCCGTGGCGCGACAGGTCGGGCATGGTCTGTACTTCATCAGCGACCTTACCCGACACACCTTCCCCTCCGCCTCCTCTTTGGCGAGGAGGGCGGCGCGGCAAGACGTTCTCAATACAGCCGGGTCGTCCTCGACCATTACGGATTCCGGGTCCAACCTCGGATCGTTCGCGGTCGTAATCAGGTCCATCCTCATCTCCTCCCGGCATTCTTGGCGGTCCTGCCGGGGTAGCCCGCCGCCACGGGGCCGAAGAAGCTCACCCTGCAATGGTGCGCTTCGTCAAAACGCAAGGTCCGGGTCGTCCGCAGGGGCATCCTGCTTCTTCGCGTACTCTGGCACCTCGGCCTCGAATACCACGATGACCACCTCGCTCCGCTTCCCGCCGTCCTTGTCGGTCCATTGATCCTGCGTCAGCATCCCGCGTACCTGGATGGGTTTGCCCTTGGCGTATTTCTCCGCGATGCCCTCGGCCACGTCCTTCCATGCGATGCACTTGAAGAAATGGCCGCGCTTGGATTCACCCTTGCCGATGTTCTGCGCGATGGTAAAGAGGCACTTTGCGGTTCCCTTGGTCGTGAAACGCACATCAGGGTCGCGTACAAGATTGCCGCTTAGCTCCACGTTGTTCACGCTGCGTCTCCTGTCGCCATGGTTATCTGTTCGAACAGCTCTTCGACCTCGGCAAGGAACACCTTGGCGGCTTCCTCGACCTTCTTTATTTCTTCCTGCGGCGGCTCGAACCGGAGAAGGAAGTGCTGGTACTCCCGCGCCATAATGCGAGGATCGAACGCGAAGAAATCGACGAAGGCCCGCTGGCATACCGCTAATTGGAGAAGCATCTGCGGCTTGTGTTGTTCGGGGATTACGCCTGCGGCCCGCCACTCCACGAAGGTTGTCGTCGTCGGGCACTTTATTTCCGCCAACCCCGTTTCTCCTACAAGGCGATCCGGCGATGCCCCGAGGTAGGGGATTGATTCATGCAACGCGAAGCCGCACTTCTGCACCAGGGTTCCGGTGACTTCCTCGTACCGCTCTGCGGCGGCGGCTTCCTGCTCGATGCCCCATTTCATCGCGTCCGTGACATAGTTCTCCGTGGCGAATCCCGTCATCCGCTCGGCTACAAGCGCGATCTTGAGCTTCCGCCGCGCCTCGGATTCCTTGCCGCTCCTGAGGAAGGAGAGCGCATCGGCCATCCGGCTTGCGGTTAGGCAGCCGACGCGCTCCTTGATCCATTCGTTCGTCTGCTGAGAGGGCGTAATCCAGATCGGGCCGCTCACGCCGCCGCCCCTCTGGCGATGCGCTCCTTGGCTTCTTCCTTCGCCGCCTTGTACCCGTGCCGCTTGGCGGCGGGGATGGCCTCCCATGCGGCCTGAAGTTCGGGAAGGGTCTTTGCCGCCTTCAGCGTGGCGGAAACCTTGTCGTCCACTTCAACCGGGGGAGCATTATCGACGGGAGCGGCCTTCCCTGCGGCGGCGTTGCCGTCGTCGTCTCCATCCCCCACGACACAAAATATTGCCTGTAGCGTGGCCCTCTTAGCGTAGGTTGCCGCCGACAGCAATCCCTGCGCGTCTGTCTTCATGGCGGGCACATCCATCGGATCGAACCCCATCGTCTCGCCGCTGCTGTGCATGAGGATAACAGCGCACCTTATTCCCGTTTCCGTCGTAGTGAGGGGCTGCATAACCGATATGCCGTACTTGGAGGTGACGGGAATCACGGCGTTTCTCACCGCCGCGAGGCTTGCGTACTTGCTTCTGAAATGCGGGTTGGTAGAATCGAACGCGGGGTTAGCCATCTCCCCCTGCGCCTTGGCGAGGGCTTCCGCCAACTTCATGATGCTTTCAGAACGCTCCATTAATTCTTTCCCTCCTTCAATTTTTCCCATTCTTCCTCGCTCATGTTCTCCAGCTCCCGGTCGATGCGGCGGTGGTATTCCCAATCCCCTCTGTCGGCCTCACTCGGCCCGTCGTAACCGTCGTCTCCGTCCAGGTCGTCGGAGTAGTTGGCGAGGATGCGGTTCATACGCACCCCCACAGAATCACCGCCGTTATCCCGACCGCATCCGCCAGCAGGATATAGACCACGGTAGTCATGCCTTTTCCCTCAGGTCCAGAAGGGCCTCAAGGAGTTTTTCTGCGGCTTCTCGTCTGCGGGTAAAATCTTTGTCCCATTCCTTTGCTTCTTCTCGGAGTGCCTCAATAGAAAGATATGCGGCGTGTACCGGGTCGCCCTTTGCTTTCATTTCGGCGTCGCATTTCAGGCAGTAGGCTCCATCGCTGGTGCCTGAAACGTAAACTCCGTGGTGGTATTCCTTCGCCTTGGTGCCGTCCCTTTGACATTCCCAACAGATATCTTTTCCGCAACCAAGGCATTGCTCCCATGATTCCTCGCCGCAAAAATCGCAATATTTTTTCGATACGACTTCGTCCTTCTTCATGTCGCTCTCCTGACGTATTCCTCGCGCCACCTCTTTGCGCGTTCAGCCCTCTCCTGCGGCGTGAGGGAGGCCCACTCGCGGTCGCGGGAGATGATGCGGAGGTAGGTGAGAGTTGCGCCGAGGTTCATGTCAGGCCTCCGTCTCGAACTGTTTGCAGCAGGTTCGGCACCAGAAGATGAACTTATGGAAGCCAACTCCGACGAGAACGCGCCATCCGTGCCGGTGATGCTCGTCCGTGCAGGCGCAGGGGATTCGATAGGCCATCACGCCGCCTCCTTCCGATACCTGTATTCCTTCAGCCCCGGATGACGCATCGACAGCCGCTCCTGTACCCGCCCCTTCTTCCGAAGCTCGGAAATCCTCTTGGAAGGAGACACGGTGCCGCAGGTCTGGATGATCTCAAGCGTGGTCATAAACCTACGCGCCGCCTTAAACTTCTGCTCGAAAGTGGGCATGGATTCCTCCCTTAAGCTGGTTAAAAGAGCATCTCCGGGGCTTCTTCGGGTTCGGACCACCGAATGTCATTCCGTTCGCACGAACCAACGAGTTCGAGGACATGGAATGTTTCTCCGGTCTGACATCGCGCCAGCCTCTCTGCTTCCCTCTTTGCCGCTTCAAGAGACAGGTGCTTATGGGTCGGGATACCGCGCAGTTCGTTCCAGACCAACCAGAACTTAATCATCTCCTACCTCCTTTTTAGTAGCCCCGGCGATGGTTGCCGGTCCGACCCGGACTCATCGAAACTATCCTTTCGATAGAGTCATCGCCGGGGCATCTCGGTTGCATCCTTCAAGTCTGCGGGGGCCGGATTCCCCACCCGGCACCCGTTTCCCGGACTCTTCGCTCCACTCTCAATCTGGTGGATTGCAGGAGCCGACCCGGACGACCACTTCCCGCGCCACCACGCGGCCCCGCAGACTTCAAGGATGTGAAAGAACAGGACGGCCGCCGGGTAGGTTCCTTCGAGGGGCGATGAGTGCCCCGCCCAATCCCTTGTCCTGAGGGACCGCTTCTCAAGCGTCCCGGCGACCCATGCGGCTTCCGGTTAACACCGGCTCCAACGCGTCTGGATCACGCCGCACTCTTGCAGGGGCGGCGGGGGAATTACCACTTCGCCTTTTAATGGGCACTTTTAAGTATCCCCGCCAAGGTTCTCCCGGCACGTCGCCGAGACGCCACCCCATCTGTCGCTGGCGGGCCGGATTTGAACCGGCTCTGCGGAATTTTCGGAGGAACTATTGCCTCACGGGTCCGCGTTTCATCCGCTATCCGACCACCACGCTTTCCCACAGCGCCGCCGCCAGCATGTATCGTCGTCTCAAAGAACCTCATCCCTTGCGGGGCGGCGTGGCGACTTGAACGCCGTACAAGCCGTGACTGCGGCCAACAGCCCTTGCGCCGCCCCTTCCCTCGCCCGGCATCCACACGGGCCGTATTGTGTTTGGCGACCCTCGACGGGCCTTTAAGGGCGTTGCCCACCAGCCCTACTTCCCTCCGCTGCGCCGTCTAACGCTTGCTCGGTCGGTCCAGCGGTCCTGCGGGTACTACCTTTTGGCTCGACCCTTCTTCCTCGACCGTCTCGTTCCGCGCATCGGGAAGGAGGGGAGCGGTCCAGCTGTTTTTATACATACCACGAGCGTACATGGCCTGTCAACACATAATGATACCAAGCGGGGATATATTACAGGATGGCTATTAGGAGGGCGTAACTGCGGGGCGAAGTGGAATATTTATATGGAGAGGGGCTTATCGGGCAGAGCGCGATGGGGGTAAGGCGAGGGGTTCCTTTTGGAAGAAATCGGAGATGTCGCAGTTTAGGGCGTCGGCAAGCTTCGCCAGCATTTTGATGGAAGTCCCGATCTTGGCGTTCTCGATCTTGTTGATGTACCCCTGGGATTTGTTTGCCTTTTTCCCTAGGTCGGTCTGGTTCATGGGGTAGTTTTCCCGGACCCGGCGCACGTTCCGCCCGATCCGAACCTTAATGTTGTCTTTCATTGGGATAGTTCCTGGGGGCGGCTGTGAGTTCATGTCCCGAAGTATCTCCGCTTTTACCAGGGCCGCAATCGCCTCAACGTCAACGGGTTTCGGCTCTTCGCTAACTCTCTTTTTGTTCGGCATTGGAATTACGATCCCTCCGTTCATTTTATTTCCCCGCCATTTCTGTTGCCTGCCGATAGTAGGCGGGGGGCGAAAATTGCCTCGGCATACATGCAATACCTTGACATGGTATCGGGAGGTATGATAGATTGACCAAAATCGCACCTCACGGAGAAAAATTGGGCATCCATCCTCTAAAGAAAATCCGGGCCGACAAACACCTCACATGGGAACAGGTCGCCGCAATCATCCGGGGAGCTAACCCTCCGGGGACGAAAACGCCCAACCGACAGACCCTGCAGAACATCGCTCAGGGACGACCGGCGGGGCCAGGAACTGCGGATGTGATCCATAACGCTTTCCCTCAGATCAAACGGGAGGAACTGATCTACTTCGGCAAACGGTAGTGCTTATCTTCTATATATAACAAGTGGAGGTATGGCGCAAGTGAATATATCGGCCTTCTCGATTCGCATTCCCGTGAAGGAAGTACCGCTCCGGCAGGGGTTACGTAGGGAAGGGAGGGCCAAATTAGAAACATCCCTGTTCTGCGTATACTCCCATTCCGTAAACGGCGAGATTTTCTATATCGGGCACGGAACGCTAACCCATCCTTTCTGCCTTTCTGGTCCGTCCGGGAACATGCGCGGGGGAACGTGGTCCAGTATTGTGAGCAAGCACGGATATTTCGATTTGGCAATTCTTGAGATATTCCCCACAAAAAAAGAGGCGGCGGCGCGAGAGCGTGAACTCACTCGCCTACACAAACCTGCGGCCAACCATCCCGCTTCTATTCATACCGAGTGCTCCAACTGTGGCGTTAAAGCCGCGAAGTTAATCAAGGGCAGGTGCGAGAGATGCTACGCGTGGCAGTGGAGGAAGGGGGAGGAGCGGCCGCTATGACCTGCTCCCTCGCCTCCCTCCCCGAGCAGTGTCTCGCCCTCTACCGCCTCCGCACATCGCGCCTCGTCCACTCGTGGGAGTCAGTCCCGGGATGCTCGGGATGCGCATACCTAAAGATCAACGGGGAGTTGGCACCTCGGCCCGTGGAAGACTCGCCCCTCCCTCGCGGCTCGTACGGCCCCCGCTTGACGGACGCGGAGAAGTATCCCGTGCGCGTTTGTGTCGAGTGTGGCGGAGAGATCGGCCCGAGGAACAAGTCGGGGATATGCCGAGCGTGCTCCCGGGCGCTGTACGGCTATCTCGGGCGCAGAAAGGAGAGCGCATGATTTCTTGGCGGCCAGGGCAACAACCCCCATTGACCAAGGATTACCATCGCTCCGTCCGCGAGTTCCACGCCGCCGAACGCGCCGCACAGCGGCACGGGATAGAGATATTTGCGGAGGACATCGACCACATCAAGGCAATCATTCAGAAATATCCGCAGGACAAGAGCGAGTGCCGATTCCTTGAGCGCAAATCCGGCACGAAAACGGTGTTCAATGTTCGGGTATACGATAAATGGATTCCCGTCATGTACGACAAGACGACGCACTCCGTCTGTACCATCCTGCCGAAGAACTGCCACGAAAAGAGATGCCACATCAAAACATGGAGAAAGGAGTCTTAAATGCCTCTCGTCGGAAACCCGAATTACACCGTGTTTAACTCGCTTGCAAAGGAAATCATCGACGGCGGAGCAGTAAGGGCGACGAAATACAACAGCGAAAAAGAGACGGTCAAGGCCACGCGTAGAACATACAAAGGACGGGTAGACAAAAACCAGCCCATCGAAATTCTGTTCACCATTGGCCGTCCCAACTACAAGGAGCGCGAGTTCATCAAGGACTGCAAGGCGGCGGGAGTACCGTTCCCCGTGAAGAAAATCCAGGTGAAATACGCGGCCCCGGGTAAGGCCCGATAGGAGGACCGCATGAATTGTCCCGAATGTCACGCCTCGATTACCCCGTGGGTATTAGGCACCTTCGATACGCCGATGCCAATCGCCGCCGACCTCCGGGCGCGGTTAAAGGTGGCTTGGATGCGCTGCCCAAAATGCAAGCACGCTTGGCCGATACCGTGGGGGGAGGCGTCGGAGGAAATCAGGCGGGATGCTAATCTCGCGGAAAAGTCGAGACTCGCGGTAGTGGGATGCCTCGGGTGACGTACTGGACCGTCTCCAACTGGAGGCTCGGATGCGGCGACCGGGACACTAAGTGGCATCAAATCGGCCCGGTCGAGTATTGGCTGAGGCGGTGGGGGATTGTGGAGGAGGAGCCGCATGGATAGGTCGGAACCGACCTCCCGGCGAGATCCGGAGAGTTCCCAATGCGCCGCGCATGGATCAAAGGGCAGATGCCAACTTCGCGGGTCCATCGGAAATTCCAGCGCAAGCGGGGGCCGATGGTGGTGCCGCTGGCACTACGAGGTTACGGAGTACGGCACATTCCCATCCCGGGAACACTTTGAGCAATTCTTGGACGACTTAGAGTCAGAGGGAGATACCCGTTGGGCACACCGAACCAGGGACGCATGGTGGAACCTGGTGCAGGGAATCGCGGGGTTGGGAGGTTGGGATTACCGGCGCACTGAGGATGAGGTAATCACGGAGCCGAAGGAGGTGCCGGGGTACTGATGGCAACATACCGCGTTAAGAATTGGCACAAGTTCCAGCACTTCAAGGAACGGCGCATTTTATGGATAAAACTCTACAAGGAATTGCTCGACGATCCCGAATACCACTCCCTTGACCCATTGGCCGCAAAGTATCTTACCCTTATTTGGCTAGTCGCCAGCGACGACCAAGGAAACCTCCCGTGCATCACAAAACTCGCATTTCGTCTGCGTATAACAGAAAAGGCAACAGAATCAATAATATCCAAGCTTTCCCACTGGCTGGAACAAGTCGATATCAATTTGATATCAAGCGGATATCAACCTGATGCCCTAGAGGAGAGAAGAGAAGAGGAGAGAAGAAGAGAAGAAAAGAGAGTAGAGGGAGAGGGAGATGCGCCGACTATCGTCGGCTCCCCCGTCATCCCCAAGAGATTTGTTGCTCCAACCGTCGAGGAAATAGCCGAATACTGCACGGCCAGAAACAATATGGTTAACCCGCACAAATTCCATGCCCACTACACCGCGAACGGTTGGCGCGTAGGGAAGAATCCGATGAAGAATTGGAAGGCGGCGGTTGTTACTTGGGAAAACAATTAAAGGAGGTGCCGCATGAGCAGTCTGTACCAGTATTCAGACGAAGAGTTAACGCTTATAGAAGACCAGGCGGATGGATTACTAGACAATCACGTAGAGGGACATCTTTTAAACCATTGGCTTACCGGATGCATCCTTGACGTACAAAAAGAGATGGATCGCCGAGCTAAATGGAAAAGGGAAACGCTGGCAAGGATGACGGTATCGAGTAGCCCGCTGGATGCGGCGTGACCTTTGTCGACTGGCAAAAGGAATTTGACCTCGTATTCAGACGGATGCACGAGAACGGATTGTTTAAGGAGGTGGTTAGTGGCCGAAAGGGACACACAAAAGGCGATACTTCAATTCCTCGCGCTGAAGAAACTGTGGGCGATTCGGCTGAACACGGGGGCGGCGATGTATCAGACCGGAGGAAAGACAAGGTTCGTAAGGTTCGGAAGCCCCGGACTCGCTGATATCGCCGTGTTCACTAAGGGCGGAGTGGGCGTGATATGGGTGGAGGTGAAATCCAAGACGGGGAAATTGAGCGAGGCGCAACGGGAGTTCAAAAAGCAGGCCGAGGAGCATGGGCATTTCTACATCGTGGCGCGTGATGTATCGGACCTTTACCCGCTGTTTGGAAAGTAGGGGTTGAGACATTGGGCAAACATGGCCGTATTTCGAACGCTAAGGGGGTCACAGTCGATCTTAGCGCCTCGGATGCCCAATTCCTCATCAGGAGGAAATATGGACGATAAAATCCTCACCATCTGCCTCGACTGTGGCGAGGTGATGCCCGGACTCCAATACGCCTGTAGGTGGTGCTTTGGGGATTCGGTCAAACAACAGAACATCGGATGGTTATTCCCGGGGAATATGGCGCGGTTCGGAATCGAACTGCCGGAGATAAGGGAAGATGAGGTGGAACCGCTGGAAGAATCGCCGGAACAAACCCGCATGAAACAGGAGGGAATACCATGATCGACCCGAAAGGTGGTCCGTTTAAGAGCATTACGGTAGAGGGTGAAGATGGCCGGATCGAAGTATTTAAGCCCGAGGTCGGACAGCATTTCATTGTGATGTCATGGAAGGAAGCGGATGAGGAAATACCGGAGAAGCCCGGACTTCTTATGATGCACTGCGGGGCGGACGTTTGCGCCAAGATGATTGATCGCTTGTTCCACCATCATCCGTATGTATGGGATAACATCAATAAATTATGGGCGTATCAGGAGCATGTGATAGAGGCACAGAAGCGGTTGACGGAAAAGAGGATAGAGAAGTTCAAGAAGGTGGAGCCGAAGGATGGGAAGTGGAATTAAAGTAAAGAGTTTTAAATAGGGCAGCGCGGCCTTAAGCACATGGCTTCCCGCTTTACCAACCACAATATATTGTGTACGCCTGAATTATTCCTTAATGAAATCAATGAAAGCAGATTGACATGATACCATATATGGTGTAGAATCGAAAAAACGGAAGGGGAAAAGCCATAGGCAAGCGGGATAAGTTCAGGGCATTGATCGACCTTGCGCGAGAAGCATACGAATTGGCGGCAAGTCCCCCTGCCCTTGATTATTCCAAACGTATCGATCCAACCTATCGGGATGATTTAACCCGCCGGTCCAGGGCGTTTCTTCTAAGGTTTTCCCTAGATATAAAGATGGCCATTGAAAAGACGTTGGTTGATTTGCCTGAATCTAGGGCCAAAGTTCTAAACGAATGGATACTGGACGGGTCAAATTATTATAAATACTCGTTATCTCACGCTAAAAGGCAGTATTTGAAGATAGATCGGCAGGCGCTGAAGGATGCGATTAGAGGCAAGCAACCCACGCATATTGATGCCTCGGGGCGAAGATCTTAAAGTATGAAGGCAGGGCACTGCTTGAAATGCAAGAGCTACGGCCAATGCGCAAAACCTTGCCCGCGAGTATATGCCGAGATGAAACGGGCAGAGTGTGGACGAAAAAAGAAGCGCGTTAACATCGTCTATGAACACGAGATGACGGGGCCAATGGCCGCTTGGTGGAACCAAGCGATGTATGGAGCGGGAATCGACAGCGAGTAGTCAAGAGGCCGCAAGCGGCCCGAACGAAGCGAGTCACGGAGCGGAAGTAAATAGATGGCCGGAAAACCAATACTAGCAAGGAAAGAGGAAAAACCCCAAAAAAGGGTTAGAACCGATCCTGAAAAGGACCGGAAACACGCTGCGTATGCGGCTATGGTCGCCCAAGGCATGAGTAAATCGCAAGCGGCGATAACGCTAGGTTATTCACTGGGTTCGATAGGGGCGCTCGATAAGGCGATAGAAAACAAGAGTCAGAAGATCGGTCTCCTTACAGAGTCGCGGATAAAGAGGGCTTATAAGGTTGTTGACCGGCTTATGGCTGGCAAGGGAGTAGGAACTGCTGAAATAGTTAAGGATTCCACAGTGTTGAAAGCCGCTGAAATGGTGATAGAGCGGGCCGATCCTAAGGTCCAGGAAACCGGGAACACCAATATAACATTCACTCAGATAAATCTAAATACTCTACAATCCGATGCCGTAAACCCACTAATTAAGGAAATCGATGTCACGGAAAGTGGTAACGTCCTGCCTGAAATGGTGGGTAATGGCGATTCTGATGTAAATCAATGTGTTACATCAAAACGAATTTGACATAATGGCCATTACCATAACCTAGCAGTAAATAGTCGAAGATGAAACCCACTCAGCAGTGAATGAGGAGGCAGGGAACGACCATGGCGACCAGGGGGTGGACCCCCAATGCCATTCGTTGATTATACCAGTAAGACCCCTTCCAGGGTGCGCGTAATTTTTTAGGAGTCTTATGGCCATCAAGATCAATGGTATCGACTTCGCCCCCATTAAGGGATGCCGATACAAGCACGACTATGTAGCGGCTATGCGGAAAGTTTCCGAGGGCTATGAGGACGAGAACGGCAAGTGGGATGAGCTAAGTGTATGCCGCGCCTTGATCCTGAACGATCTTTGGTTTCTGCTGTATTTCGGCATGGGGTACAGAGTTGCCAATCATCCATTCTGGGTAAATGCCTGTAAAGAATTAGAGGACGGCCCAAAGAATTTTACCTTAGATATTTGGGCAAGAGAGCATGGTAAATCTTCAATCATAACCAAGGGAGAGACTATACAGTTCATCCTTAATAACCCGGAGAAATCAACCGGCATCTTCTCGTATATAAAGCCGCTTGCGAAGAAATTTCTATTCGAGATCAAGGAGACGTTTGCTACATCCAAGTTCCTCCATTCCTGCTTTCCGGACGTTATTTGGGATAATTGCGACAAACAATCTCCCCTGTGGGCGCTAGACGAGGGGATTGTTTTAAGACGCAAGACAAACATGGCGGAACCTACCGTGTCGGCCTGGGGGTTGACCGAGGGGATGCCTATCGGGATGCACTTCGACCGGCGCGTGTACGACGACATATCGACAGAGGATATGGCGAAGTCTCTGGACATGATGGAGCAGGTGAAGACCAAGTTTGACTCTTCGCAGAATATCGGCAAGGAGGGCGGTCATCACCGGGTCATTGGGACGTACTACCACCACTCCGACCCGCTGATTTACATCCGGGACAAAAAGGCGCTGGACGGTTCCCCGAAGTACCTGTTGCGGCTGAAACCGGCCACGGACGACGGGACGGCGACGGGTAGGCCCATTTACTTAAGCCAGTCTAGACTGGACGACTTAAAGGGCGATAGGACTTTCAAGTTCCAGCAGTTGCTGAATCCCACGCCTGAATCAGAGATGAAGCTGAACTTCGACTACCTTAACCCGGTGGAACCGAAGTTCGTCCCCAAGGATTTATTCAGGTTATTGCTCGTAGACCAAGCGGGAGACCTGGATAGCAACAAAACGTCCGATACGGACGCCTGGGCGGTCGCCGTGGTGGGCGTGGAACCAGGAGAGGACGATATCGGGCAATCCCGTGTATTCATAGAAAACCTGTGGATCACTCCCGCCGGGGAGTCCGAGGCCATAGAGCAGATCGTTCGTATGTACTTGGGCGGCGGGATCATCAGCATGGTCGGCGTGGAGAAAGTAGGTATTTCTACCACGCACCTCCATATCGCAAATGCGCTGAAGGCTCGGGGGCGGCACATTAGTTTCGAGAAGGACGAAAACGGGGTATTGCTTCGTCCCGCCGGAAGAAACAAGAAGAAGTTTATAGAATCATCCCTTGCGTGGCCACTAAACAACGGTAAGTTGTTTTACTCTACTGGAATACCGGACGAGTATATAGACCGGTTGAAGATGGAGATGCAGAACTTCCCACTGTGGCACGACGACGGCTTGAATGTTCTTGCCTACATCTACGATGTTTTGAAGGACGCAAATTATAACTTCCGTAGTTCCTGGTCGGACGAGGACGCGGAAGTAGCTAAACTTACCTACCGGCCCGTAGACACGGTGACCGGATATTAGCAATTGGAGGCAACTCGTGGCGAAGAAGCCCGTCAAGAAAACCAAGAAGTGCAAGTAAGGTAACAAAACGGCCCTCCGGGGCCGTTTCCTTTCGTACTCATCAGGGTTGGCCCAAGGGTCGGCCCTTTTTATTTGGGGTTAAGGGATGCCTAAAGACAAAGACCTGTTGCGGCTGATGAAGGATGTAACCGCCTTCTGCGACGATTACCGTTCCACGAACATCGACCCGGCGCATCGCAGGGCGGACAACATCTACCACTGCATCCACGAGAACCAGAAGGACTACACCGAGCGCGGCAGGTCGTCCCTGTACATCCCGAAGGTCCGCAATCATGTTCGCAAGTGGGTCAGCACCATCGTTAATGCGTTCATGTCCAGCGACGACCTGGTTTCCATCTCCTACCCCGTCGTCCCCGAGAAGGAACGGTTCACCAACGAGGTCTATAACCGGAGACTGGAGCGTGATTGCAACTTCTTCATGTTCCTTGCGTCCGCCGCTGGTTCGCACGTCAAGTATGGCAATGCTATCGGCAAGACCGGATGGGAATACTCCGAGGAAGTGGTCGGAACCGACGAGTATGTCAATCCCGAGACGGGTGAGAAGATCCGGGAGGAAGTGACCGCGCCGACTTTGGACCGCCCGTTTTTCGATGTGATCCCGTTCGAAAACGTGCAGCTTGACTACCGGTGCATCGGCACTGATCCGGTGAACGAATCCCCGTTTTTCAGGCATTGGATCCCGATGTACGTAACCGACATAGAGAAGAAGTTCGAGGATAAGGAGTGGAAGCGCCCCAAGGGGCTCGATTGGAAGAACGTCACCATCCCCGAGTCTACCGCGTTGGTGCGCAACAGGCGGCACGGAGATAAGGCAGACCCCGGTGAGAACGAAATCGGCACAGAACCGGACAATGCGCCGTTCTCCTACGCGCAGGCTTGGGTTGTGGAGAACTACTTTAGGATTTCCGGGACCGATTGGACGTTTTTATCCATTGGCGACGAAGGCGTTATCACCAAGCCGGAACGGGTAATCGATAAGTTCCCGCACGAGCGCCGACCGTTCGCCATCTCCAAATTCGACCCGGAAGCGTTCCGCGTCTGTTCGGACGGATTACCAGAGATCGAAAAAAACCTTCAGTACGAAGCCAACGCCATCCGCAATCAGAGACGGGACAACGTGGGGCTTGTTTTGAACGCAGGCCACTACGTCCGCAGAGGGGCCGGTATTCAGTTGCAGTCCCTCGTCAATTCCCGCGCTGGACGCGTGATCTTGGGCGACCAGATACGGCCCGAGGACATCCGGCGCGAGGAAGTGATGGACGTAACCGCTTCCGCGTACCGCGAGGAAGACATCGTAAATAGAGACCTGGAGGAGTGCTCCAGTCATTCCTCGAACATGATGGGCGTTTCCGAGTCGAACCGGACTACGGCGACCGAGGCGGCTATCTCGGCCTCTGCTTCCGGAGAGATGGAAGGGTACGTCATCAAGGCGTTCGTGGAAACGTTCGTTCGCCCCCTCCTTGAGATGTACATGGACAATCTGCTGGCCTATGAAAACGACGAACTGACCCTCGTGGAAGCGTCCGTAGTAACCGGACTTCCTCCCGATCCTGCTCTGCTTTGCCGTGGCGAAGTAATCATCAACGCCGGAATGGGAAGCACGAACAAGGAGATTAAATCCGCCCGTATTCAGTCGATCATCGACCGTTGTATCCAGCTTGCGCCTGTTGATCCTACGTTCATCCAGACAGCGAAGAAGGCCGTTCGGGAATGGTTGCCACTGTCCGGGTTCAAGAATCCCGATAGTTGGGTTCCCGATACGGCCCCCGCGCAGGCACCTCCGCAACAGGGGCAGGAACAGCCCCCCGGCGCCCCGGGGAGCCAAGGTGAACCCGCAGGGCAGATTCCAGAGACGAATGTTGACCCGCAGTTGCAAGCGGTAGCGCAAGAGGTTCCGGGAATCGGCGGATATGCCAGAGGATTGCTTCAATGACGGAACAGGAACAGCAGGAGAAGTTGATTGAGGATGCCGCCGTGTTCGATGAGGGGATGCATACGGAGTTCTGGAAACGCATGAAGAAGATGCTCGACGACTTACGGGAAGACGCCATCCAGTCTCTCTTAAATGCCCCTTCCGACGAGCGCGGCCTCATCGCTGAATTACAGGCGACGGCCAAGATCGGCGGACTGATCGAGAAGAAGTTGCAGGACACCATTAACTACGCAAGGGAGATTTGCAAGCAGTAACGGGCCAGCGTTTACGCCCCCGAATAAGACCAAGGAGTACCACATGACCCAGCCCGATGAGGCCGTCACGCCTGAAGAAGTAGCGGAAGTAATCGATGAGAACAAGAAGATGGAGGAGTTCTTCAAGAGGGACGATCCTCGTGCGGCCATCTATGCCAAGCATGATGCCATCGCAGAGAAGGAACGGCCCAAAGAAGAACCGGTAGAAGAACCTGCCCCCGAGGAGCAGGCAAGCGAAGTTCCCGTAGAGACGCCCCCGGAAGCCCCGGCGGAACCCCCCAAGGAACCGCAGGCCGAAGAGGAAGAGGTCATCGACCGGGAGGAGTACGAACGGAGGACGGCGAAGTGGAAGGTGAAGGGTAAGTTCGACGGGGAAGAGTTGGTAGTTCCTGCCGCCGAACTCGTGAAGATCACGGGACTGGAAAAGAAAGCCGCCAAACGCCTTGCAGAAATCAACCGTAAGGAACGGGAACTTTTGGACCGGCAGTACCAGGTTCCTATCGTTCCGCAGGTTGAAGATTCGCCGCCGATTCCACAGCAGACACCGTTGCAACTTCATCGCCTCTCCGACGCGCAGGTGAGGGATCGGTACAACGAACTGGCTATGGAGTCTCCGTTCGACGCAAATGCCTTCCTTGAGCAGGTCAAGGAGTCCAGACGGCAGGCGCAGTTCGTTTACGAGAAGTCGAAAGCGGAAGTCGCGCAACGCGAGTTTATGGATTCCAATCAACTCTCGGAAGATCATCCCGACTGGCAACGCATCAACAGCCGGGAGTTCTACGAGAAGCACCCCGACATCATCTCTGCCCGAGACAGGGGCGATTACACCTCCATGTACGCAATCGCACGGGCGCACCTACTGGAAGAAAAGGTCGCGCAGCGAGAAGCGGAACTCGCGGCGAAGGCACAAGAGGCGCAAAAGAAGGTCGAGGCCAAGAAGCAGGGCCAAGTCCTTCGGGTAGCCAACAAGCCGGAACCGCCAAAACCCAAGACGGACGAACGGGAAACCCCGGAGCAGTACGTCCGGAGAATGGCGTCGGAGAGACGCAGGCAGTTCGGAATCGATAAAAACTTGAAGATCTAGAAGGAGATAAGTCATGGCAGGACAAGTATGGGGAACCGATAGTCTGGGCGGAAATCTCGCCCAGGATTATCTCACCAAGTATCTGAGGTATGTGGCGCAGCCTCTTACACGCTTCCGGCAGATTTGCGACGTCAAGGAAGCCATCGGCAAGAAACGCGGCGATACCTTCAACTGGGATGTCATCGCCAACATCGGAACGGCTGGCGGCACCCTCACGGAAACCTCCGTCATCCCGTCCGCAGAGTTCACCGTTACCAAGGGAACCGGGACCGTCTACGAGTTCGGCAACAGCATCCCGATGACCCGGAAAGTAAAGGAGTTGTCTCAGCACGACGTGCATGACATCATCCGCAAGACGCTTGCGAATGATATGGTGAAAACTATCGACAAGTACATCTGGACGCAGGTGAAGTCCACTCAGTTGATCTTCCTTCCCTCGGCAGGGACTTCCACCACGTCCATCGAAATCGATACCAACGGCACCTGCGGAACGGCGTCCAATGCCACGGCGGGGCTTACCTACAATCACGTCATCGAGATCGTCGCAGCGATGAAGGAGTACAACATCCCGACGTTCGACGGCGAGAACTACCTGTGCATCACACACCCCTCCACGCTTACCAAGATCCGTAAAGATCTGGTTAGTCTCCAGAACTACACCGAGAGCGGGCGCACCCAGTTCCTCAACGGCGAAGTGGGCAAGATCGAGGGGATGCGGTTCGTCGAGCAGACCAACATCTCCAAGGTTACACCGACGAACGCAGGTTCCGGCGTAGGTTGGGCCGCGTTCTTCGGCGGCGAGGCAATGATCGAGGCGATTTCCGTTCCCGAACAGATCATCGAGAAGGAAGTCACGGACTACGGGAGGTCTATGGGCCTCGCGTGGTACATGATCGCTGGCTACACGCCTGCGTTCCCAGTGTCCACCTACACCAACAACCGGATCGCCCTGTGGTGGCCGAACGCCGAGGTCGTGGCTGACGACACGACCGCTGTGTAAGGGGGCCAACCATGTCCAACAGACCAACCACCAGACCGTATGACCAGATCGACGTTGCGGAAGAGATGCGCCCCAGACAGCTTCTCATGCCTCTGGAAGCTGCTGTAACCATGACCGGCACTCATGCGGCGGCAGGGACGGCCATAACGGAATTGTTCAAGGTTCCGTCGAATACGAACATCACCGTTACTGGCGCGACGATGAAGCGGACCACGGGCGGGACTGCGGCTGCGACCGCCCCGGCTTGGGGTCTGATGAAGTCTCTCGCTGGAACCGGGGCTGTTGCGGCATTCGGGACACTTTTGTTCGGGACCGTCGCTGACAATGCCTGGTCGAATTTCTCGGTAACGTCAACGAACCTGGCGGCAGGCGATGTCGTGTCCCTGTACGCCCTTACCGGGACCACCACCGAGGAAAGTCAGGTGGGTTCCCTCCTGTGCATCGAGTACAGGGAGGATTGGAGTTAACCAACCAACGGGGCGGGGGTAAAACCCCGCCCCTTTGTTTTGCAGGGGCGTTGATGCGGAAATGTCTCGCTATCCGATGGTCGGCATTTGGAGACGCCCTGTACGCCCTTCCTGTGTTGGAGGCGTTGGCGAACCAGCACGACTATCTGCATTTAGAGACGGGAGAGCGCGGAAAGATATTGTTTGAGCATCACCCTGCGTTCGCAAAGATCACCACGTTTGACGTGATTCCGTACAGACCGGAAGAGAGAGTGTCCGTAGCAAAGATTCGGTGGGATTCGCTTGTAGACGGGAACGATTGGGATAAGACGGTTAATTTCATCGAATGCCTTGAAGTGTCCTGTATCGCGGAAGAGTGGATGGACGAGTATCACTTCCCGAGAGAACGCAGGGCGGAAATCTTTGGAGGCAAGAACTTCTACGATACGCACTTCGAGAAGTCCGGGTTGCCCGTACCGGAACCATTCAATACGGGGCATATCTACTTCGGCGACGAAACGCTTTCGTGGATGGAGACATGGAAGAAGCGGCACGGCGACCGCTTCACGGTAGCGTTTGCGCTGAATGGTTCCACCGCGCAGAAGTTCCCGATGTACTGGAAGGAACTGGCGCAGGAGATAGAGGCCGCGTTCCCGGAGACCCTGTTCGTCCTGTTGGGGGACGAGAACGGGAAACATATGGAGTTCTCGCTTGGCAACGGGAACATACTCCATGCCGCCGGGAAATGGCCCTACATGCAGTCTCTCGCAATGACGATGCTGGCAGATTATGTCATTGGTCCGGAAACGGGACTGCTGGTTGGAGCGGGTCTATTCGGAACTCCGAAGTCCATGATTTGCACTTCGTGCAGTCCGTATCAGGCGACCGCTCACCAGGTAAACGATTTCTCCGTACAAAGCACGGCACCGTGCTCCCCGTGCTACCGGTCTGCGTACACCCCGAAGTGGTGCAACTACCGAGAGCATGAGTTTGGATCGGTGCCTATCTGCAATTTCATGGTCGATTTCAACCCAATCATGGAAGGGGTGACGTTTGCTCATAAAGTGCGTGGCCTGCGAAGGGACCATGAGAGAAACGGAAGTAACGGATTTGGTTCGTTGCCCGACCTGCGGGCTTTGCTCGATAAGTCGACCGATAGGTACGGAGAAATATGATCTGAGCTACTTGCGGCGATACGAAGAGTACGAGAAGACCGACTTAGGGAGGAGATTAAACGCTTCCCGGTGGTCGCTGGTTACTAGACATCTTCAAGGCCAGAAACGAATCCTTGATTGGGGATGCGGCAACGGAGCGTTTATCCGGTCCTCGTTCAACGGGTACTACGTAAACGGGTACGACATCAACCCGCACTCTCCCTTCAACGATGCAACTTTGTATCGGGCGAAGTGGGATGGCGTGACGATGTGGGATGTCATCGAACATATGGTCGATCCGGCGCATTTTCTTCGCGGACTGGATTCCGAGTTCGTGTTCGTCTGTACCCCGGATATAGGCGCGGCCCCTACGAACGTTACGAAATGGAAGCACTACCGGCCTGACGAGCATCAGCATTACTTCACCATACGATCCCTGATCGCCTTGCTGGAAAACAGCGGGTTTTCATTAAGGGAGATAAACCGAAACGAAGCCAAGATTAGAGACCGGGAGCACCCGTGCGCCCTAATGACGATGGTAGGCAAGCGCGTATGACGAACAAGGATCAATTCTATCGGATATATCATTACCTGCGATCTCCCGTATTGGATGTTGATGTAGCTCCGCAGGACGCGATTATTCCGACTGCATTGACGCCACATCATTCGCACTTGCCCCTGTACCGGCAGGAATCCTTCGGGTCGATATGCCTTGAGGAGTTGGAGAATCCCCAGGCCGTACCGGTTATATGGGAACTGCTCAAGGACAACGGTTGCATCGTAGCGGGTAACTTATCCGACGACGCCATGAAGGAGTTTAGGAAACTCGGCGGGTTC